TGCAGAAGAACAAGCTTTTGTAGCTGCAACAACTACTAATTTAGTAGATTCAGTACCAGTATATTTAGTTTATAATAACGATGCAGTAGGTACAAGACAAAAATTAGTCGGTACTACTATTACATCTTCTAATATTGCAGCTGAGTATGCTAAAGTATATGCTAAAATGCCTGCTAATGTATTAGCAAGTAATGAAGCACCTTACATTTATGCACCACACGCACATAAACAATTGATTAATACAGCAAACACATCAGCTACTTATAGAGATGTATTTAATGTTGATATCGCTGGTGATAAATATTTCTATAATGGTATAGAGATTAAATTTGTACCTTTAGCAGCTAATGTTATGATAGCAGGTTTACCTTCATTAATATTTTGGTGTACTGATTTACTTTCAGACATTAACTTTTTAAAGGTTGATATGATTGCATCGAACAGAGAAGATCAATTCTATAAAGCTGTAATGACATTATTTGCTCACGTTGCAAATCAAAATACATTCGTACTTTACGTAGGATAATAATTAAAAACTAATAGGAGGTGTAAAAAGCCTCCTTAATATAAAAAATAAAAACATTAATATGGCTTGCTTATTAAATAACCACATCAAAAAAGGATGTAAAGATAATGTTGGAGGTATAAAAAAAGTATATCTTGCTAATAAAGATCTTTTAACATCAGTTGCGATTGGAACAATTGAAGATTATGTAGAGACATTAACAACACAAGATTCTGTTGCTAACTCTGCTGGTACTTATGATGCAGCACCTGCATTTTACGAATTCCAACCTAACAAAGCTAGTTCTAACTGGACAGATACAGGATCACAAGTATCTAATAACGGCGGAACTTTCTATACACCTTCTGTAACAATGATTTTCAGTAAAAATGATGCTGCAAAGATTACACAGATTAAAATTATGGGTCAAACCGAATTGGTTGCCATAGTAGTTCAAAATGACGGCAAAGTATTTTTAACTGGCGCTGATTTAACTACTAATGATCAATTTAATGGTAATGGCTTAGAAGTAACTTCGGCTACATATGCTTCTGGTACTGCTTATACAGACGGAACTAGTTGGACTGTTACATTGGCTGGTGGTGAAAATCATCCTGCTTATGAAATAGATCCTGCATTGTTAACTGATTCTATTTTAGTTGATTAATAATAATAAATTTCTTTACTTTCCATTTATATTAAAAAGAGCTTCATCCTGGAGCTCTTTTTTTATGACTATTATAAACTATCTACATTTTTATATTTTATATAAATACAACATCTTATGATATATTTAAAAAATGATACTTTAAATACTGTGGTTTATACTGCATCTGAATTAGGTGGATTAGATGATACAAGTTATATACTATCAATTGAAAACCAAACTAATCTTATAACATCTGAATATGAAATCCAAGATGTATCTTTAAATAAACAGAGATATAATCAAAGTGATATTATAGTAGCTGATACAGTTACTGATTTTGTTGTGGATACTGATTTTGTTATTGATGAGGGTTCTATTGTAATAGTAAGAAATGATATTCAAATAGTAACAGGAGCTTCTCTTATAAATAATGGTATTTTAATTGTAATAGGTGGAGTAGTAAATGGCAATTATATAGGAGTTACAGGTAGTAATTTAGAAGAGAATGTAGTAGTAAGTGTTGATAATCAAATAGAAGTAGATTCATTACCAAATACTTTAATTTTAGTTGATATATATAAAGGGTATTATGATTATAAAATAATAAGAGCTTTAGATAGTGCAGTATTAGATTTTGGTAAACTTTTGGTTGATATGGTTAATATTGAAAATACTGAATATAGTCCTGAAGATAATATTAAAGTATACGAACCTGGTTCATAAAAAAAATAAAGATAATGATAGAAGTAATAAATTTTTCATCTACTTATGATGATTTTAAAGAAATTCCAGATAGAAAATGGATTAAATGGGATACAGATAATTTGTACCCACAAAGATTGATAGAGTTAACTAATAATAGTTCAATGCATAATTCAATTTTATCATCTAAGGTTGATATGATATGTGGTAATGGTTTATCATATGAGGGTGAAACTGATATATTAACAGAGCAGTTTCTTAAAAAAGCTAATAGATTAGGTGAAACATTAGATGATATTTTATATAAAGTATCGTATGATCAGGCAGTTTTTGGTGGTTTTGCTTTAGAGATTATATTAACAAGAGATAGAAATAATATTGCTGAGATAAGACATTTAGATATGTCAAAGATTAGAGCAACTGAAAAGGTTGGTAATGTAGTACAAGGTTATTGGTATTCAAATAATTTCGGAGATACTAGAAAGAAAATTAATTATCCTAGTTATTACCCAGTTTATTCTGAATCAAGTACTGAAGCAAATCAGATATTGTTTGTTAAGCAGTATAGACCAGGTATAGATTATTATCCAAAGCCTTCTTATAATGGAGCTATTAGATATATTAAAATAGATGGTGAAATTTCAACTTATCATTTAAATCATTTACAGAATGGTATGGCTCCACAATTTGTAATTAGTTTTACTGATGGAGAACCTACTACTGAAGAAAGAGCAATGATAAAAAAATCTATTAAAGAGACTTTAACTGGAGCTAAAGGAGAAAAGTTTATTTTAACATTTTCAAAATCTAAAGATAATGCACCAGTTATAACACCAATAAGTATGAATGGATTATCAAGTCAGTTTACTCAATTGCAACAAGATGTTTTACAGAATATTCTTAGTGGGCATAAAGTAACAAGTCCTTTGTTAGTTGGATTAAGAAGTACAGGTGGTGGATTTGGTAGTAATGCTGATGAGTTACAGAATGCATTTCAAATTTTTAATTCACAAGTAATAACTCCAATGAAAGAATTGGTTTTGAAGAACTTTAATATGATAATGAAAAGAAAAGAATTAAAAGATTTATTTATAATAACTAATTCACCAGTATCTTTTTCATATTCAGAAAATATACTTAAAGAGATTATGACTGTAAATGAAATGAGAGAAGAGATTGGATTAGAGCCACTAACAAAAAATACAGAAAACAATGAATAAGACATTATTAATATCAGAAGAATATTTAAAGAAGACTTCAACTATAAGTTTAAATGTTGAAACCTTTTTATTAAGACAATCTATTTTAGATGCACAGAATTTACATTTACAAGATGTGCTTGGAACTTCTTTAATGGAAAAGATTCAAAATTTAGTTACTGATTCTACTATAGAAGAAGAAGTAAATGCTAAATATAAGGCATTATTAGATGGTTATATAGTAGATGTTGTATCAAGATGGGCTGTTGTTGAGTGTTTACCTAATATAAGGTTTAAGATTATGAATAAATCAGTAACAGTTCAAGATTCTGAAGATTCTGTAGCTGCTGATATTAATGAATTTAAGTATTTTCAAAAGATTCTTTCAAATAAAGCTGAGTTTTATAGTCAAAGGTTAACAAAGTATTTACAAGTTAATAATACTTGGTATCCAGAGTACTATGAATCAAGAACTTTTGATGAAACTTACCCTAAAACTGATCAATATTTTAGTGGTATTCAGTTTGATGATGTTTATTGTGTAAAAAACACTAATGATGATGATTGTATTTATTAAATTTATAATATTTTATTTGGCTGTATGGGGATTAACTAATATTTTAGTTAAAGAGTATATTTTTTTATGGTTAAGAAATTATTTAGATGGTTTAAAAATAAAAAGTATATTAAATTGCGAAACTTGTACAGCATTTTGGGTAGGTGCTTTGTTATCGTTGGTTCCAAATTTAATTACCTGGGATATAGATATATATAATACAGCTTTATTAATGGGTTTATCTTCATCAATTATAATAAAGTTATTAACAATAAAAATATTTACGTTATGACATTAAATAAAATTATAAAAACTTTAGAAGAATGGGCAGATGGACATTCACAAATCAATACATTTTATAGTGGACTTCAAGCCGATTTTCAAGGTAAAGAAATTATATATCCTTCAATGTTAGTTGTTACTAATCCAGCTGAAATTAGAGTTGGCCAAGTATCAGTTTCATTAAATATAGTATTAGCTGATTTAATTAATCAAGATGGTACTAATGTAGATGCAATTCATTCGGATACTTTACAAATATTTGGAGATTTGTTTTCATCTTTAAGAGATATTGAAGAAGAAGATTATGAAATTGATGATGAGTATTTTGTACTTAATG